ATATTAAAAATATTTGTAAGTTAAAATAATCCTTGCATAATTGCTAAATATTGTTAGTGAATTAAACTAATCTTGTAAAATGAGTGTTACATATTAACTAGTAATAGTAGTAATTCTATGTAATTAATTTAAAATAATTTGAAATAATTTAAAAAAGTTCTTGCATATTGTTTGCATTGTATGTAAATTAATATAGTAATTAAATAAAATAAATAAAGGATATTAAAAATGGAAAATATTAAATTAGAAAATGGTGTTGAAATAGAATATGATAATGGCAGAATAATAGTTACAACAACAGACAATCTAACAAGTGAAATAAGATTTACTAATAATGGCAATACAGCTAGAACATATTTAGAGAGAGATAACAATAAAGGGTTATTACATAAAGTAAAGATATATAAAACTAATTCATTTACTGTCAAATAGATAGTATTAATTTAATAGACTTTTAATGACAAAAGCAAATAACAAAAGGAATAAAAACAATGATTAAACAAGAACAGAAAGTAATAGAATATTTTATACAAAATAATAATGCACCAAAACATTTTGAAGAAGTAGCCGAAGATTTAGAAATTCTTATACCTAATGTTAGAAGGATATTAGGTCAAGGAACTTTGAAAGGTACTTTTAAAAGGGTTGCAATAGGTGTATATGAATTTGCACACTATGAAACAGAAGAAGATATTTTAAATAAACCAGCAAGAGAATATACTGAAAAAGATATTTCAAAATTAATAAATATATCTCTTAAAAATAGTGGATATATAAACATATAATAAATAAAATAAGGAATAAAAAACAATGAAATTAATAACAGATAATGAAAATAATATAATATTTAAAATTGATTACAATATACATTTAAGTAATGGTATGATTAATGAAAGAAAATTAAAAAGACTTTTAAATAAAAAAATCAATAAATTGTTTAATATTCCTGTTAATGATAAACCAAGTAATTTAATATTATTTTCAAATCATTTAAATGAAATAGAATATTTTACAGGTTTTGAAATTGAAATAAGAAATAATTTTATATATATATATGGTGATAATGGTGTTATAGAATATGAAATTATAGACCTAAAAAATACAGAAATACTTTAAAAATTAATATAAAGGAATAAAAAATGGATCAAAATCTATATATAAATGATAGTAGTATAGAAAATAATAAATACTTTGAAACTCATAAAGATTTATTAAATATTAGCAATGCAGAATTAGAAGATATTAAAGCATATAAAAAAAGAACAGGTTTTTTGAAAAACTCTAATTCTAAACTAGGCAAAAAGATTTATGCTTTTGATTTGCCTGCTGTCGTATCGTGTCCTGATAGTTCCACATGTTTTAAGACTTGTTATGCTAACAAAGGAACTTTTATTTGGAAATCAGCAAAAAATTCAAATACTTATAATTTTGCTATTGCATTAAATGATTTAGAATATTTAAAAAAAGAACTAATAAAAGAAATTGAAAAAAAGAACATTAAGTGCATTCGCATTCATTCAAGTGGAGATTTTTTCTCTAAACAATATTTTTTAATGTGGTGTAATATTGCAAATCATTTTAAAGATTTGAAAATTTTTACATATAGTAAAGCTCCTCAAATTAATGATCTTATAATACCTTCTAATTTAAATATCATTAAAAGCCTTGTAAAGGTAGAAAATAAGACTTTTTTAAATTATGGTAGTTTGGAAGGTATGAAAGACCTAAACAAAAAAATTAAAGGTTTAATTTGCCCTGTGACAATAGGCAAAAAAATTGATTGTAGTACATGTAAATATTGTATAACTAGAAATAAAGTTTTATTTGTACAGCATTAAAAAAATTGAGATATAAAAAAAAAGATTAAATAAAACATAATACAAGGGGGTTTTAGTGTCTAGAATAAAAAAAGAAAAAAACAGCTTAATTGATGCAATAATAGAAGAGAATAATATATGTAATAAGTTTAAACATACTATTAGAAAAACATTATTGAAATTATCTCATAAAGATATAAGCAATTTAACATTAGGTTTTATTATATATAAAAATAAATAAGGGGGCTTTAAATGGAACATTTAACATTTTTAATAATAATATGTTCATGGTTGTTTGTTGTTGTGGTGTGTGTGGATGCAATATTTAACATTGTATTAAGATCATATTACGACTATATAAATAATAAGAAATTAAAAAGATCTAAAAAATAACATAAAATAAAATAAGGAATAAAAACATGAGCAAGAATCAAATATGGGACTTTATAATAAATAATAAGATAGCAACAAAAAATGAATTACAATTAATAACCTGTATTAATGGCTATAATAAAAAAGCATTAAACAATGTTATTTTTGCTAGAATTGGTTATCATGATGCAGAACAAGCTATTGATTGTGAGCCAGGAAACTATAATTTATAAAATAAGGATAACAAAAACATGAATAATAACATAAATGATATCAATTTTAGGTACATTTTAGAAACTAAAAAAGATCATTCTGTAATACATAAATCTATAAAAGTAGATTATTTAAAAATGATTAATATTTTAGGTTATAATAATAAATGTGATGATATTGGTATTAATTATAATGAAGGTAATACTAGACAAATACAATTTATACAGCAGTTATTATTAAAATGTGATGAGATTATAAAATGCAATGTATATATAAATGATCAAATAATACTATAAAATGGAGATTACAAAATGAGTGAAGCATTATATGAATTAATATTTATAATAGAATTTTTAGCTAATATTAGCTTTAAAATTATAATACTGATACTAATAACAATGTATATAAAGGGAAAAAAATGAAAAAAGCTAAATTTGTAAAGACAGCAATTATAAGAGTAGAACTTGAATATCCATTTTCACCTAAATATTCAGATGAACAAATTAAAGCAATGATGCAATTAATAGAATTACCTGAAAATTATAAAGAAGATAGTTATAAGTTTATTAAGATTATAAATGATTAATACTATATTATACTATCCCTTTATATCTGTATGTGCAGAATCTATCCCCCAATATAAATTGAAGGTTAGATCTGCAATACTATCCCCTCATAGAGCCGAGTTTAGTGCAATTATAAGCCACAAAACTTATAATATGGATAACTATTTTACCGAAATTTGTGTCAGCCTTAGAAGGTATTTTATCTGTTTAATCTACCTGTTGCATATACTAAGATTATCCCCTTTTTCTGTGCAACTTTATATTATATTCTTGACCGAAAAAGTATTTAACCAAAAAAGTCAAGGTTATAAATTAAGAAAATTTTATAATAAAACAAAACAAATTTACAATTTATCAATTTTGAGATTGAATCTCAATATCAATAAAATAATTATTTGCAATTATGTTTTTTAATTTGTCAAAATTTATTTTTTTATATTCTCGTCGAGAAAAAGTTCTTGCATATTATTTGCAAGTGTTGTAAATTATAATATACAACAAAAGAGTTGTTGTGCTTTTTGAAAAACTAGGGAGAAACAAAAAATGAAAACGAAAGTGGTTAAATGGTTGAAAAACTTAATTAAAGAACATTGTCATTCAAAAGGTTATGCTTCAATGAGGGGTCATAGATTGGAATGGAAAGTTGGGTATGAAATGATAGATGGCGATTGGGAATGGAATGGAGATATATTTTCGGGTTACGAAAATATGGCTGATTACATTATTGAAAATAAAATAGGGGTATTTAATATATGGACACCTTATATAATTGATGATGTAAATACTGATCTACTATTTGATAATTATCAAGAGTTTAATTTAGATGATATATTGAATAGAAGACTTGTAAAATAAAATAATAAAGGGGAGGGTGTAACAGCCCTCCCGAAACAAAAAGGAATAATAAAATGGAAACTAATAAATGCTTTGGGTGTAATAGCACAATTACAAAATACAACACAAAGTCTTATAAAGGTTTTTGTTGTAGAAGGATTTACAATATAGCAGTTAGAGAAAGAGGTAGAAAAATAGCAGATATGGTAGAAGCCTCTAACAAAAGAGTTGTTAGAAGATTTATAAAATAATAAAACAAAATGAAAAGGAATAATGAGATGAATAAAAAACAAATAATACAAAGATTAAAATGGATAGAGGAAAGCACAAATGATTATATTTCTAGCATTGGAGGAATTGACAATTCAGATCAATTTAGAATGCTTAACGATATATTAATTGCTTGTGATTTAAATGATGATGAACCTGAAAAATATTGGGATAAAACAAAGGGGGAAAAATGAGCAAATCAAACAAACTTAAAGTTGAAGATTATTACAATCTTAGTAATTGGGAAGAAGTTCCTACTGAAGATTTATGGGAAGATGGAGAGCTTAATTCAACAGATGTTAAAGAAAAACTTTTTTGGACAATAGTTCAACAAGGAGAGTGGCTAGTAGTAAGAAGGAAATAATAATAATTTATAACTATGTAAAAAGAAATACTTGTAATTGTAAATTATTCATTATAAGTTATGTAAACGATTTTATTTAAAAGAGGAGCAGTATGAATTATATTAAAGATAAGATAAGAGAAAATGGATATACTTGTATTCATGTAGCACAAGAGGTTGGAATCTCTACAACAGAGCTTAGTAATTATATTGCAGAGGTTCGCAAACCAAACCATACTAGATTATTAAAATTAACTAAAACTTTAAATTGTAAAATAACTGATTTATATCCTAATGCTAAGAGAATAGTATATTGGGATTTATTTGGATCAGAAGGGAGATAAATGGGAGCAATAAAGGAATATTTTAGAGGTGGTTATAATAAATATCTAAAAGATAAATTTGATTTAGACTTTGAGATGGAGTTATGGAAGAAGGACTCTACTCGCAAGAAAGCAGAGAAGATCAAAAAACACTTAAAAAAGAAAAGGAATAAATAAATGGAAGAGTTATTAAACGACCCTGAGTTTGCAGAGATAATTGAGATTGAATCTCAAAAAATAGAAGAGCTTTATAAATTCAAAAAAGTAAAGCATTCAGAGTTAAAGATTTATGTTAGTAAGAGTGGTAAAGTATATTACGAGCATGGAAGTGTCATGGAGTTAAGAAGACGACATGATGAATTAGTAGACATATTAAACAAAAAAGGAATAACAAATGATAAAAGAAAATGAGTTATCAAAGTTAAATGTTGCTACACCTAAAGACGAGATTAAGTATCGTCCAGGTTCAACATTTAATTGGGCAGAAAAGAAATATGCAAGAATGTTAGCTTATGTTGATGCTAGATATATTCAAGATAAGTTAGATGAAATAGTTGGCATAGGTAATTGGAGTAATGAATTTAACAGAGATGAAAAAGGAATACTTTATTGCACTATAACAATCAAATTCATAAGAGAAGATGGAAGTGTTGATTCTGTAAGCAAAACAGATGTTGGAACAGAATCTAATGTAGAACAGCAAAAAGGAGAAGTATCAGATTCTTTTAAGAGGTGTGCTGTTCATTTTGGATTAGCTAGAGATTTGTATAATCTTCCTGATCCAAAGGGTTTTAAGTATGTTGCAGAGATGAAGGGCAACAAGTTTTTAAATCCTAATACTAATAGTTTTGTAGTTGTACAACAATGGAAACCTAAGGAGGGTAAATAATGGATTTGTTTATTTCAATAGGTGTTCTATTTTTAGTAATGTTAATTATAACAGCATTTTAATAAAGGAGATAAGTCATATGGCATATGAAGTAAAAGAAGGGAGAGGTTCGCTTTGGACAAATGAAAACAGAGCAACCGACAAACATCCTAATAAAACAGGAAGTTTCAAACTGAATGGAAAGATGTACAACATTGCAGTTTGGACAGATCAAAAGTCAAAAGATGGTTCAAAAACTTACGATAGTATAAATGTAAGTGAATGGAAACCTAAAAGTGATAATCACTCAACTAGCACAAGTGCTGTTAGTGAATTTGACACAAGCGAAGTT